TTCGCGGCGCTTCTCGTCGGCAAGGGCCATCTGGAGCCAGCGCGTATCCTCGAGCAGATCGAGAAACCGCTTGCCTTCCCAAAGGCCCTTCTTGAGGTCTTCGGTGGGGGGCGCTTCAGGGTTTTCCGGCGCTTCCACCGGGGGCGTATTCTCTGCCATGTTTTCTCCTTGGTGAAATGCACGTTGTTCGGTGGTGCCGTCTGTTTTCTGGACCTCGAAGAACCCGGCGGTGGGGACGCAAGGGCGGTCCACCAGGGAAACCTCGGATGGTTGCGCCGTGTACCGCACAACAGTCTTCCCGCTTGCTGCGGTCAGGTCCGGATCGGTCCACTTCTTGGCGTAGCTTCCGCCCATGGAAAAGCCCGTGTAAACGCCTTCCTGGACCTTCTTCCAGTCGCCGTCATCCACGACCTTGACCACGATGTCCACAGCCTTGAGCGAGTCGTCAAACTCGATGTCGACGACCTTTCCGGCTGCGGAGTCCTTGCGGTGCTGAGACCGGACATTCCCCTTGGAGAGTCCGCCCGATGCAGCGACGGCCTCACGGGACCACGCTTCGATGAGGGGCTTCGAGGTGTCGTAGTCCATGATCTCGCCGGAGCGGTCCACGACTTCCTGAGTCGCACGGCCATAGACCAGGCGCTTTTCCTCGTCCACCTTGCGGAGCTGAAAGAATGCGTCCATCATGGTGCGGCCTCCTTGAGGACTGGAATCACACGGCATCGGCAATGCCCATGCGCTGGGGCATGTACGGTACCCGTAGCGGCGAACTCCGATTCAAGCGGTATTGCTCCTTCGCCCTGCGCGGCCACGCATCGGGGGCAAGTGTCGCCGCCTGCCGTACTCCACCGCTTCCGGTCCACCACGCCCGAAGCGCGGTAGTAGACCATGGAGCCTTCTTCCTGGGCTTCGGCGATCTCGGTGCGGGCGATGTTGTTGGCGCGCGCGATGCTGAACGCATCGTGCGTTCGGATGGCTTCGGCCAGCTTGACGGAGGTCCACCCTTCTTCGACGGCCTTGGCGACCTGACCGCGCAACGCATCGCGCATCACGTCGGAGATCTGATAGGTGCTGTTTGGGTTTGGAATGAGCTTCCCATCGACCCACTTCATGCCGACCAGCCAGGCGGAGCGGTTCTTTGCCCACTGTGCCGCCGGGAATTCCACGTCAAGCGGGTTTGGGAGCCCTTCCGCATGTCCTGCAAGTGCGGTTGCGCCCTCAGACACGCCACGCAGAGCGGCGGACTTGATCAGCGGGGAAACGGCCTTCACTAGGCCCTTGCGCTCCTTGTCGGTCATCGGGTCGACGAGCGGCTTATTTTCCTCGAGCGCGGCCTGGGCAGACTTGACGGCCCGCTCCTTAGCAGACTCGAGGAACGGCACGACCTTGCCGGAAAGCGCGGCCTCTTCGGGGTTCATTTCCGGGTCCGGGACCGATTCGTCAGCCTTGGCCAGCTTCTGAACCTCTTCCTTGGGCGCTGGCAGTGCGGGCGCGGACTGGGCGACCTCATGCTTTTCGATCCCGAGCATCTGCTGGGCGACCTCAACCGAGATGATCCCGGCAGTCTTGAGCTGGCATACGCGCGTGACCATCTTGTCCTGCGGCTCCATCGCGCCCATGTCCCACACGAACTCGTAGCCCTCGGCACCGAGATGCTTCTGGATCAGCTCGTCGACGAACGTCTTGGCCCACAGCAGGAGAGGCGCAAGCCCTTCTTCCTTGGACTGTTCGGCTGCGGATTCAGCGGTCGCGCGGTTGACGTCCTTGACGAATGCCGACGGGGGAATGGAGAACGCGAAGCAGACGATGCGGGCGATCCACTCGTCGAATTCATTCTTGAGGATCGCGTCCGTTTTGAACTGGTGGATGTCCGCTCCGCCCGGAATGAACGTGACACCCGAACGCTTCCCGAGATTGCCGGAGAGCATCGCGTCAAAGATGTCCTGCATCCGCTTGATCTGGTCGGGGTTCCAGTTTTCCGGAGCCCCAACGAGAGCTTCCGGAAGCGATCCCGACGTGAAGAAAACCAACTGCTGAGTGACGCGTCGCAGACCAATGTTGATCGTCGTCAGGATCTGCTCGACCGGAGAGAATCCGTAGCCCTTGTGGGGGCGTGGATTGCGGGGACGGTAGATCAGTTCGTCCTCAGTGTACTTGCCAGCCGGGACGCCCTTGAGGACGGTCTGGTACGCCTCGAAAGGAGCGCGGGGAATTCGTCCGCTCTGGTCAATCAGCGGCTTGACTGTCGTGCCGTCGATCACCTCGAAAACAGGGATCTTTCCGGAGCGATTAACGTAGACCGTGGGAGCATCCACGACCATCACGTCTTCAAGGAGCATCCGGAGCCAAGTGTGGAACGGCTGGCGCCCGTCGGGGTACGCGAGATGCGCCTGGATGCGCTCGGCAACCTGGTCGACCTTGCCGTCCTTGCGCTTGATGGACCACGGGAAGCGCCCAATCTGGTCCTTGCGCGTCTCGATCACCAAGCGGAGGATGTCGAAGGAGTCGGCCAGCGCCCGGAGGTCTGCAAATGTTGTCGCCGCGCCGTCGTTGGACTTCGGCGTGTACGACATGTTGAGCGCGACTGGATAGTCACGCGCTCGGCCTTCGACGGATGCTTGCGGGGCGACTGTCTGGAGTGGCTGGGATGGGCCAAACCAGTCGGGGGCCTTGCCTGTTGCCAGCCATGAGATCGCGCCGGAAACACGCTGAAGCAAACCAGTTTCAATCGCGGTTCCTGCACCTGCTGGGCGTTGTCCGTCGGCCATGTGGATAGAATCTAATCAATCCACCATGCATTCACAACTTGTTCACGGTCTATTCACAATCAAATCCACACTGCGAACAGTCTATCCACTTTTCCCGATGGATTCGTAGTAGTCGAGGATGCCGGATGTCCCGTTTGCCAGGTAGGTAAACGCCCTCGCCAACGCATCCAACTGGTCGTCATGGACCTGCCCGTCCGTCTCCATTTCGTCGATCAGCGCCCGGTTCCACGCGCCACGGACCATTCGGACGTTCCCGCCGTTGACCTGGGACGCGAATGGCTCCCACCTGGTGCGCTTGGCTCCCGTCTCCGGAGAGGTCTTGAAGATCCACCCCGCGAAGTCCCGTACCATGCTTTGCGCCTGATCCTTGCCAGCTTGCCCCGGATCCTGTGGCCAGGAGATCGGGACGCTGTAGCCGTCAATCTGCGCCGTCTGCTTGGCCAGGGCTCGGGGCTCGCCGGTATGCTTGCGGACGACGTCAACGATCCAGTAGACGCCGTCTTTGTCCCGTCCAAGCAGGGCGCCAACGGTCGGGTCGCCTCCGCCTTCAGTTGCCCCGGCGTCCCATCCTCGGCAAAGCTGGAGACCGGCGGGGGCAGATTCTTCGATCTGGATGCGATCTGGCTTCCAATTGCCGCCTTCGCGCGGGATTGGTCGTTGTTGGTGCTGTCCGGCGAACCCGAACGACTGCAAAAGCCTTTCCTCTCGGTCGACTACTTCGGCAGGGAACCTCTCCGGGAATAGCAATTGCCCGTCCTCGGTTCGCGGATCTTCCGGGTGCTTCTGCGGGTCGCCAGCCTCAAACCGCTGTCGGATCACCACATGCGTCCAAGCTTCTGCGTCCAGATCCATGATTCGGCCCGTCAGGTCTTGCATGTGCGTTCGCTGCTGAATCAGGCATGTCGCACCCGTCCGCATGTCCTTGAGTCGGTTCTGAAAGGTCAGGGCATAGGCGTCCCAAACAGCGGCAAGCTTGACCTCCGAAACCTCCTTGGTGTCGTTTGGGTCGTCAATGCCGATGAAGTGGACGCGCTTGCCCGTGCCACGGCTTCCGATGGTTGTTGCCTGACGTTCTCCGCCCGCCGTGTTCTTGAACCACCCTTTCGCGTCCTGGTCCGAAGCAAGCTTCCACGGAATCCCAAATTCCCGGTACCATTGCGAGGTGATCAATCCCCGGCACTTCATGGAGTCGCGCATGGCGACATCCTCGGAACCAGAAATGAAAAGCGATGTCCATTCCGGGCGCGTAAGCCACATCCAGGCGGGGAGGCAGACGGAAAGGATTGTCGACTTCATGGAGCCGGGCGGCACGTTGAGGCACAAGTTCCGCTTTGGCGCCTTCCCGGTCGCAAGGTCTTGGATTTCCTTGCAAAGAACCTTGATATGCCAATTCAAAACCAATTCCGTCCCGCTCTCGCCAGGGATATGTGGCCAGGCAAGCAGGAGGAAATCGTAGAGCGACCGGCGAGCTAGTTCGCGGTCGATCTCGTCAATTGACGGGAGGCGCATCGGGTATCGCCTTGGCCTGAATGGCACGGAGCGCGATCAACTCTTCCGGCGAAAGCTTGGACAGGTCGAAATCGTGGTTCGTCTTGACTTCGCCGGAGTGCTCAAGCTCGACGCGGTCGCCGTACTTCTTTGGGGCCATCTTTCCGAGCATCCATTTCCGGGCATCGATTTGGATTCTCCGGTGCTCGATCATGTCCTTTGTTTGGACCTCTGTTCCCCATTCCTTAGCCGTTTCGATTGTACCGATTTGCGGAGTATCGGCAATGAAAAGGATTTCCTCAAAAAGCTTGTCAGCCCTGTTCGCGCGCGCGCGCTCGTATTGGGCCGCAAGAACAGGGTCGGCGTCCACCCAATGCTCAAACGTCTTTCGCGGGAAATCAATCTCCTTGCACGCCTGGCGAAGGCTTTTCCCGTCGTCCACAAGAGCGAGGATCGATTCGATCACTTCCTGCCGCGTGTCTGGCTTTGGCTTCTCATCCATGTTTGGAATCTACACCCAAAAACTGCTTACATGGGTGGTGTCCGTGATCCTCAATGGAAACCGGAGGGTGCGAGCATCCACAAGGCATCTTGTACGCATCCGGTCCACATGAGTCGGGGTTGTGCCAGATCTGAAAAACGCCGTGAGCGCATCTTGCGCACAAAGACGCCACGTCATCCATGGCAAAAGAGGGGCGCAAAGGAAGCGTTGCGATCTGCTCATTTGTCAGTTGTCGCGGCACAAATGCCGTTATCCCTCTACCGCAGTCGATTTTGTCGCCGGTTATCACCTCATCACCCTTTCCAGCATTTTCCTAGCCTTCATCGCTCCGGCCCACTCAGTCGCGTTGTGTCCGCCTTGAGCGTGTCGCCGCTTTTGGTGATGTTGCCTGTCGACCAGTCAGACGAGTCAGTGACACATCCGGTAGTGGAAAAACCATAGCAAGGATTGCGATTTTCAGCATTTCAGAACCTCCAAATCTGAGAAAGTGAATCCGCCCCCATCCACACGGCGAGGGTCGCCGCAGCCATGAGAGCGATGATGAGCGCCCATGCGGAGCGCATCCCGTCGAGGACTAGGGTCAGCGCGTAGCAAGCCCCTATGCCCGAGAGGACGGCGAGCGCGAACCACGCGAGGAGGATAGCGAGGATCACTGCATCACCTCTATCCTTCCCGTTGTATCGCCCCGCGTCGTGTCCCGATCCGCTGTTTTTGGTCCATGCAGTCGAGTCATTGAATTCCATTCATATATCGCAGAATCAAGGCACCAGTGAAAGCCAGTTGTTCTTTTACATGAAGGGCATTCAACACGAAATGATCCGCGATCTTCTGGAGCATCAAGTTGTATTTGTCCGCAATTGCACGGCCTAGCTTGGATACTCATTCCGGCCCCTCCGGAAGTTGCATCCATTTTGAGGGAAGGAAAACATGCACTCCATTCCGCGCCCTCCAGCTCCCTCCGGCGCTGTATGCGAAAGAGTCCTCCCAATGCGCAAATTCTAGTCTCCCGTCATCAAAAACAATAATTTCCGTCCCATCCTTCGGTGCCGTCTCAATCTGTTGCCACTCGGTCACGCCTCACCCCCTCGCGAATCCGCCACGAACCACGGTTCCATTCCCTGCCCCTCAGATGCCCCTAGAATCGCCCGACCACCATCGACCACCTCATCCATCGTCCAGGGCACCGATCCGCCGTTTTTGGCCATAGCAGTGACCACGCGGACGGCTCTACTCTGCTCGGTGGTGAGTTGGCAGACTGTCGGCACCGCGATGGACCAATCCGGGCAATGCTCGGAGCACCTTCCAAGCCTGCGCCGTGCCGCGTGGATCGCCTCGGGCATGTCGTCCGGGTTGGTGACCTCGATCTCGACGGATGCGAGGAATTCGATTGTGCGCTTCATGGGGAGTCCTCCAATTCAAAATCTTCTGGCTCATATATGTTTCCGTCTTCGTCTCGAAATTCAAACGCATCGCACCATTCGTGACACTCAAGCATTCCAATCACATCAATGCGGAATAAACCTGTTTGTACGTCAATAGATTCAATAGGTCACCATGTATTTGAATATATCCTTACATATAACTGACCTAAAGAATTGATTTTCTCCATGTTTAGGCGATCGCTCATCCCCCCGCCTCCGTCTTTGCGAGTTCGGCGAGGAGGGCGTCGGCCTGGTCGACTGCGAATTCCGCGATCCTTTTGCTTTCCATGTTTCCGACTTCGGTGTTGGAGCAAAACCCCTGCATCGCCATCGCAGCGAAGTATTCGCGCTTGGTGAGGCCGTGGGAATACGGTCCCGCTCCTAAGAGCGACAAGAGCGACTGTTCATTTCCGCTATTCTTTCCCTCGTCCATCATTTCGCCTTTCGGTTGGTGGTTCAGTACGGCAGATCGTCGGTTTCGACGGCCTGCGGTTGTGCTGCTGGCGGGTACGGGCACACGAAGCGGCTAGGCCCAGTTCGCGGAGTCGTCCGGAACGAGTCCCAAGCCATCTTGACCTGGATCGCTCCATCCTCCTGCAATCGGTCCCACGCCCGCTCCATGATCGCGGCGCGGAAGTCCTTGGCGTTCGCGTTCGTGATGAAGATGGTTGGGAGCTTCTTGTCGTACCGCTTCGAAATGACCGTGTGCAGCGTTTCCCGGCTGAAATCGGAGTCCTTGCCAACGCCGACTTCGTCCATGATAAGCAATCCGGGCTTGGTGAACCTCTCGAATGCCTGCTTTTCGGTCAAGTTGTCGTCGTCGAATGAGGATCGCACCATCCGAACGATGTCTGCGGCATTCGAGTAGATCAAAGATTGAGGCCCATAGATCATACCAAAGAATGCCCCAGCAGCACAAGCGAGATGCGTCTTCCCGGTTCCTGGAGGTCCGTAAAGCAAAACTGATTGCCCATTGACGCTTTCGGCTTGCCGCAAACACCAAGCGTTTACAGAATTGATCGCGGAAAGCTGATCGTCTGTATGAGCGCACCATGAAAGCAGAGAAAGTCCACGGTGACGTTCCGGGAAGCTCGCGCACTGCCCGAGATATTCAATATTACCTTCTGGTGGGTAGTAAGCCTTGATCTTCTTTTCATCAATTGTTCTCTCTATGATTTCCTCCTTGTGCTCAATTAAATCTGCAAGTATTTCAGAGTACTTGTTCAGATCTTCTGGATAATCAGAAAGAGTTTGAATAGCTCGCTTGCAGTATTCGATCTCCCATTCAACATCTTTCACATTACGTAAATGCGGCTTATATGGAGGATTGTTTTTGATCCTATCTCTATATTCTTCCACGACGTGCATGTGACGTTGGTTTAGCATGTTTGTGATTTCGTTTATTCCGTTTTTCATTTACTTCTCCTCGTAGTACGAAGAGTCAAAGACTCTCGTTAGAGTTGTTGGTTTCCCGTTTGTCTTAACCCAAGACGCCCTGTCGTCTTCCCACCTGCCAGCGTTGAACCACGTCGCCGGATGAGGGATGAAGGCCTTGTCCCTCTCCGGCCATGAACTGACAGCGGCGGCGTACGCGTTGACCGCTTCCATCAGCGTCTCGGCAGGAGTTGAAGCAAGAGCCTTCTCAATCGCCTTGAGAGCAGAAGTCTTCCCGATCTTGCGAGGGTAAGCCTCGTAGATCGAAGCGGCTTCGCTCAAGAAAGATTTCTTGGTTCTTGGCTTTTGGATCTTGGGTAATGGTTCCTGGTTAATGGTTAATAGATGGTTCGAGGAATGTTCGGAACGATTTTCGAACGTCGTTGCAACATCGTTCGAACGTCGTTCGGGCTGGGCGGATCCGTTGACGGCTTTCCTTGCATCAGCCGACGCCTTCCCAGCCTTCGAGAACTTGCCCTTTTTCTCCCTTGCATCCTCAAGCGTGAGAGCCCCAAACTCGTATCCCTGCATCTTGACGCCGGACCACTGGTCACGCGCTTGATGCCCGTGGACGCCAACGTGGAAGCCTTCAAGCCATTCCCCGCGCTCTTGCGTAGACTCAAGGCTGGCCATTTGTGCGTCCAAGTCCTCAAGTTTCAGCGTGACGTAGAATATCCCGCCATTCATTTGATTTCGAGCGTAATTTCCCGCCCGTCCGATGTTGGGAACTTGACGCGCTTCTCCCCTTTTGCGAATAGGAAGGAGATCGCTCCGGCGTTGTCCAGGATGTCCTTAGACAGCGAGATCGCATCGGAAAAGCAATTCGCGCAAACAAGAACCTCCGAGGACTCGTCCCCATAGCTCTTCTGGTATCGTCTGAGGCGGCGGAACTCCCCACCACAGCACGCGCATCCGTCCATGTTTCCTCTTTTCTTGTTTATTCGGCGCTTTTTGGGCGCTCCCATTAGTCTACCGCCATCGCGTCAGGATGGCAAGCGCATCATTCTCGCATACCAAGCCTCGCACCACGCAATCCATGCCTCGTAGTCGAGGGCGTGATCCCTGACGCCATGAGTTGCGACGACCTTGTTGCGCAGTGCGTCAGGATCGCCGAAAAAGCACCCGGCGCGAAAACGCAGACCTTTATCGGTCGCATAGGCGGTGCAGTAGCTCGACTGAGATCCGATAGGACCAATCATGCAGACGCCGTTTGCAAGGAGTTTTTCGGATCCGTCGAGGCGGGCTCCGACGAGGCGGGCGCCGTGGAGGCTGGTTCCGTCGAGGCTGGCTCCGTGGAGGCTGGCTCCGTGGAGGCTGGCTCCGACGAGGCGGGCTCCGACGAGGCTGGCTCTGACGAGGCTGGCTCCGACGAGGCTGGCTCCGTGGAGGCTGGCTCCGACGAGGTTGGCGCCGTCGAGGCTGGCTCCGTCGAGGCGGGCTCTGACGAGGTTGGCGCCGACGAGGCTGGCTCCGTGGAGGCTGGCTCCGTCGAGGCTGGCTCCGACGAGGCTGGCTCCGTGGAGGCTGGCTCCGACGAGGCGGGCTCTGACGAGGCGGGCTCCGTGGAGGCTGGCTCTGACGAGGCTGGCTCCGTGGAGGCTGGCTCCGTCGAGGCTGGCTCCGTCGAGGCTGGCTCCGTCGAGGCGGGCTCTGACGAGGTTGGCGCCGTCGAGGCTGGCTCCGTCGAGGTTGGCGCCGGACTTATAAGCCGCGAGCACGGCTGCACCAAGATTTTTCTCATCGTTTCCCTGGTCCTCGATCTCGCCTTCCCAGCAGGACCCTTGGTTCCATCTGTGCGGGATTCTGTATCG